AAGAGGGGAAAAGGATCTTCCGCAGGAACATGCTGGAGTCCCCATCAAACATCGGCTGGCTGAAAGCCGATTTACGGAAATGCGGGATCGATGTTGATGCGGCAATATTCCAGCCTGGACACTTCATTATTAATCGGACTTCGGAATTAATCGGATTGGTAATGAGTGTGCAGTTGAAAACCGGCAAGCCGAATGATGCGGGCCAGGCATTCCAGAATTGCAATTTCCTAGAGATTGCAACTGCTTCCACTGGAGACGTTACGAATCAAACGCCAACATTACCCGGAACGGTTAGACCTCCAGTTGCAGGACATCCTGCAGCATCAACAGTGCCAGGCAGGATTCCCGGAACGGGCAATCCTCCCGCAACACCCGGAATCCAGAATCCTTGGAACAAGAATAAATAGGAAAGGTTGATCTACACTATGAGACGCCGGGTAGTTATCGACACACGAGAACAAAGGCCGTATGCATTGGCGTTACCAGAAGATGCTGAGACTACCCGGCAAAAATTAGACTCCGGTGATTATTCATTGGAGGGCCTTGAATCAGTAATTTCGATTGAGCGGAAAAGCTTGGATGATTGGATTGGAACGATCTTAAATTCGAAATGCAGATTCCACAGGGAATTACTTAGGCTTCAGGAAATGTGTTTTGCTGCAGTAATCATAGAATGCAGCCTAAACGAAATGATGACAGGCCAATACAAAAGCAATGTAAAACCAGATGCGCTTCTTGGAATGAGTTGCCAACTGATGCTCCAGTATTCACCTGTTCATTTCATTTACGCGCACGACCGCCCACACGCTGCAAGATTAGTGAGTAAACTCCTGATTCTTGCTGACAAAAATATACCGATTGGAGATGATTAAATTATGGGAGGATGGAACGTCGCCCGTGATTATGATGCCGAAAAATGCTTAACCGGGAAGGTTATACGCATTTTTGGTACACCGCGTGAAGATTGGACGGCTGGAATACTGCAATGTCGTGAGGGTGATCCGTTAGCGAATCAATGCAGATTCCGCATGAATGGTAAAGTCGAATTGCAAGATCAAATTACTGCCTCTGGAAATTGGGTTAGCGATCCTAAGTGGGGGATGCAATTTGCAATAGAAAGTATTCAATACCCAACTCCGGATTTATCTTCCGACGGATTGGCGGAATACCTATCCAGAGAGAAAGATTTCAAGAAAATCGGACCGGTGAAAGCTCAAATAATAGCAGATACATTCGGTGATAATTTTGACGATATATTGCGGAACAACCCGGAACGGATTGCATCCGCCGCCAAAATTAATATTGAGGATGTTTTGCTCATTCAAGAAAAGTGGTGCGAACGTTCTGACATTAATGCAATCTCAGTATGGTTGGCTGGATTCGGAGTTACGCCAGGGCAAATAAAGAAGATTGCGAAGAAGTACGGAAATATGGCCAAGTCCATTATTGAGGCTAACCCGTACTGCTTATCCGAAACTATAGACGGTATCGGATTCCTCACGAATGACCAAATAGCATTAAAAATGGGGATTGACCCAAATTGTTCCGCAAGATTGCGGGCTGGTATCCAATACATAATTAATGATCTTCACGAACAGGGCGGGCATACTTATGTTCCTCTTGGAAGTTTGGTGCGTGAAGCCATTAAGAAATTGTATTTAGAATCTTTGGATAGTGCGGAACGCTTACACACTGAAATTGAATATTTAGTTACTGCCGGTGATCTGGCAGAGGTAGTACTTTCCGAAGGAAACTTCATCGGAGCAGCTTGGCTGCAAGCAAAGGAACTTTACATCCTAGAAAGGCTTCAAGACACTTCCCCTCCTAGCGAGGCTAGTTGGATATTCGATTGGAAACCAGGTGACCCGGAAACATTAACTGGTGAGCAAAAACATGCTGTCTTAAATTCCGTAAAGCATAAAATCTCAGTAATAACGGGCGGTGCTGGAACCGGCAAGAGTTACACAATAAAAAGCATCATTGAGGCTTTACGTGCTAACGATAAGGTAATAGCAATCTGCACTCCAACTGGCAAAGCTGCCAGGCGATTACAATCCGATGGAATACCAGCACAGACAATTCACCGTACGCTCGAGTACAATCCGTTCAAGGGCGGTTTTTCCTACACTAAAGATGAACCATTACCCGTTGATGTTGTTATTGTGGATGAGGTAAGTATGTGTTCAGTTCCATTATTGTGGGATTTGTTTCAGGCCATAACACAAACATCAAGAATAATCCTTGTAGGGGATCACAACCAATTACCACCTATCGGACCCGGGAACACATTAAAGGATATTTGCGATTACTCAATAGTGCCTATAACCTACTTAACGAAGTGCCACAGGAACGCAGGGAAGCTCAAGCAGAATTGTTCAGCTACGCTGAAAGGGACATTACCCAAGGAAACTATAGATGTGGACCCGGAAATATTACCGGAGGCTTATAAGAATCTTAATGAATATACTCCGCAATGGTCCGTAATTCAGACTTGGGATGATTATGCGGAAACAATGGGATTATTGCACTTGCTGTATGAATCTCAATTACAAGAATGGGGATTCGACCCGTTGATGGACGTGCAGGTTATCTCTCCGCAGCGTCCAGGACCATTGGGAGTAGACCGCATAAACATCGAATTGCAACGAATCACCCAATTTAAACGGGGAATAATGGTTGAACCTCCGGAGGGCAAAGCCAAACCTAAATTCCTAATTGGTGATAAGGTAATGCAGATTAGGAATAATTACGGATTTCCGCATGGGCTAATGAATGGCACTCAGGGTGTTATTCTGTCTGAAATTACTGTTGATGAGAAGTGTGGTTTACGTTATGAGTGTCCACAAGACCCACTTTACCGATGCACGAATTGCAACCACTGTAAAAACCAAGATTCTATAGTGTCTCACTTACTAATCAATTTTGATGATCGAGACGAACCATTATGTATCAATATGAATAATGGTGAGTTGGACGATATTACACTGGCCTATGCCGTAACAGTCCACAAAGTGCAAGGCTCTCAATATCCCTGCACAATTGTAATTTGCTCAAAAGCTCACACTTACATGTTATCCCGGAATCTAATCTACACTGCCGTTACCCGATCACAGATAAGCTGCATCGTATTGGGTGATAAATTAGGCATGCAGCGGGCTGTAAGCACGCTCAAAGATATGAGTCGGAACACGTGGACTGCACTTTACTATCAAGATAAGAATGATTCAGGAATGTTAATTGAGGGTGAAAAGAAAGAGGTTGTCTATGCCTAGATCACGCTGGCAGGAATTTTATTCAGGCGGGTATGTTACGAACAAAAAAGGGCAAATGGTATCCGTCGAAGTTCGGTTTCACACCAAGAGATTCAAGTGGATTATATGGGTTGATGGTATTCCATCAAACGCAGAATTCGCAACGATGAAAGAAGCTAAAGAGGTTGCAATAGCCGAAGTTGATAGATTGGCGGTTATCGGGAATGTCTGACACAAATCACACACTCCAGAAAGTGCTTAACGCATTCCGCAGTATAAAAGGACCGTCCAGCAATGGCACTTACACTGCGCATTGTCCTTCGCACGATGATAAGCGGAATTCATTATGTATTAGCCAGTGTCCGGACGGCAAAGTATTATTGCATTGCCAGGCGGGATGTAAAGCTCCAGACGTTGTTAATGCTGCCAACTTAAAAATGCGGGATCTATTTCCACCTAAAATTAAGGAGAATAATAATGAGACTCAACACACGCCACTTAAACCGGATTCTGAGATCCTATCACCGATATTGGAGGTATTGCAAGAGCAAACAGAATCACCGCTACCACAGGTAGAACCCAAACAACGTCCCAAAACCCGCAAGGATTCCTACGTCTACGTAGACGAAGCGGGGAACCCTAAATACAAGGTTGTGCGAACTCCAGATAAACAATTCCCGCAATATCATTATGATCCAGATGCTAAGGGCTCAAAATGGATTAAAGGTATGGACAACATCGAAAGATTGCCATACCACCTGCCGAATGTAATTCACGCTATTGCATCTGACAATTACGTGTTCATCACCGAGGGTGAGAAGGATGTAAATACATTATTCTCGCATAACTTCCCGGCAACATGTAATTCCGGCGGAGCCGGTAAGTGGCTACCATCTTTCAGTAAATTCTTTCGTGATGCTTACGTGATAGTAATTCCGGATAATGATAAGCCGGGATGTGATCACGCTCTCGATATTGCTTGCTCACTCCATCCAGTGGCAAGGGAAATTCGAATATTGAAATTACCAGTACCACATAAGGGTGATGTATCGGACTGGTTTTTGACTGGCGGGACTCCGGAAACCTTTGCGGAGCAAGCACTTCAATCCCCAATCTGGCATCCTGGGGACCTAGTGGAACCCTGGGGGGAGGCCAAAGGCCAATTAGGAACTGCAATCGCACAACGATCTACAGTTTACAGCCACGTTTACAATGCCGAAATGTTTTACGATGTCCACGGTGAAAATGTTAAATATTGCTCTGATGAAAAAATGTGGTATGTCTGGAATACACAAATTTGGCAAAAAGACGACTTAGGTATAGTTAAGCGAATGATGCTTGATTGTATCAAAACATTGTATTCCAAGCTATCTGAATTAAGCAGGAATGAGGCTGCGGACCTAATTAGGCATATTAAGGCTTCCGAGAACGTAAAGGCCATAGACGGGACACTGGACGCGGTAAAACTGCTTGATAATGTTACGATCCGGGCTGATTCGCTAAATTGTAATCCCTATTTGTTATCTACTCTTAATGGCACAGTAAATCTGCAAACTGGAAAACTCCAAAACTTCAATCGAGAGAATATGATAACTACTCAGATTAAAGTCCACTATGACCAGGAAGCGCAGTGTGAACGTTGGACCCGATTTGTTGATGAAATATTTCCTGGAGATCCCGATACGCAAAAATATGTGCAACGAATGACCGGGTATTTATTGCTTGGTAGTAATCGACGGCAAGAGTGCTATTTCTTTTTTGGTAAACCATCAACAGGTAAATCGGTATTTGCTGAGACCATATCAGACATTCTTGGTGATCATGCTGCGCCCATGATGAAATCCCAATTGTTAGAGAGTCCACACGGTGGAACAAATGATAGGCAAGGGGTTGCAGCTACCTGGGACAAGCACATGGTTACTTGTTCAGAATTCTCTAGTAATGACAAGTTGGATGAAGATTTGATTAAATCCCTTGCGGGGGGTGATGGATTATCAGTCAGGCATATTTACTGTAAGTCCTTTACAGTTCACCCCCGATTCAAACTTGTGCTATATACGAATTTCATTCCGAAGTTCAAAAGTATCGGCTATGACATGCGTAAGAGGCTCCGAATAATACCATTTACACAAACATTCTACAGTAAAGATGAGCAGAAATACCCGGTACGGGATGATGATTTAAAGGACAAACTTCTAATGGAACAATCAGGCATTTTGGCTTGGGCTGTTCGCGGTTGGCTGGACTGCCAGGAACACGGGAACCCGGAAAGCGTATCAATAAAAATGTGCACAGATTCTTGTTTCGAGGAGCAGGATTCGCTTGCGGAATTCCTTGAAGCGAAGTGTGTTTTCGACTTTCGTAGAGAAATACTGCTAAAAGATTTATGGAAAGAATTGCAAACTTACTATAAAGAACAAGACAGGCGGGCACCTTTCAACGATTCACGCGGATTGCGTTCATCTTTGCAAAACAGAGACGGTATTACAGTCAAAAAAATGCACGGCGCAGTAAAAATCATAGGATTAGACTGGAAAAACGAACAAAACGGCCTAAATTGGGAGTCTAGTGAGGATATTCCCGCAGAGTATCGTAGATATAATAATTCTACATACTCTCAGGGAAATGCCTCCCCTGCCTCCCCTGCCTCCCCTTATCCTAAATTAGATACTGTAGAAATTGATTAGAAGGGGAGGCAGGGGAGGCTATTACACTATATTCCACTAACTCCCTCATGGAAAATGATAATAGAGAGACTTTATGGGAAATGGCGTAATAGCCTCCCTTGCCTCCCCGATATAAAAATTGGAAAATGGAAGGAGATTGAAGAATAATGGCAGTTCAGACTGATTTTGATTACTACACCGACAAATACCCGTTTGTATCCGGACTGAAAGAAATGGGCATGTATGCACAATTAATTAGCGGCAAAGTTAACATAGGTCCTGCGGACCTAGTAACACAAGATATAATTACTATTGCCAGAGAAAATCGGGAATCGATCTATCAAGAATTATTGGAATTGGGATTAAGCGCTGCGGAGGATCATGCTGAAACTTTCCAGTGCGTACCTCCTACGGACCGCTTTGATGATTTTGCTGAAGCGGAGTTGGAATTGCTTAGTGATGAATATGTGTTTGCTTATGAATTGGCAAATGAGGCCTACTTGGGAGGTAACGAGAATCCCTTCTGGATTGGTGATATGGCTAATTTGTCAGATCCATCATCAGAGATTCTTGCGGATCATAAGCCGGAATTGCCGTTTTTTTGGTTGCACGTCATGAAATTGGATAACCCGGCATTGAAGAATCGACAATACAGATTCCATGTTATGTTCCGGGATACTTCCGGTAAGGATTCAATAATCATTGAGCAGAAATTGCGGGATATGTTGGCTAAGCGAAAATTAGAGAGGGGTTACTAAAGTGATTCCGAACCGTGGCAGATGACGACATGCTAATACTGGATGAGGTTGCAACCAATAAGCCGTAAAATTGCCTCAATGAAACGTTTGAGATACAAGGCTTAGTTACTAATGCGAACATTGAGGCGTCTAAGCATAATTAGAGAGGGTGAGGATGAAATTGAATAATGAATGAAAAATTCCCGCCGCTGATAGTCAAGGTCGGGAATGTGCAGAAAGTCGGGATAGCGGGTTAGGATGCAAAATGGCTCAGATTCGCCGTCTGAGCCATAATGATTGATTGCAACACTGGAGGTGTTTTGAGATGACGATTAGAACCGAATACTCACACCCACACTTTATGATTATGTCGGGAACAATTGAAGAATTACGAGCATGAGTATAGCGTGTATCGAACAGACATACTATAACACGAGGTGAGATATGTTTGCAAGTGTGGATTACGAAGTATTAACCGATGAGCAGTGTGAAGAATTTGTCAATGAGATTATTGCAGATTGTGAGAATATTTATACCGACGCACAATTAGCCCGAAAAGCCCGCGAAATGCGTGATAGATTAGGTTCTCGGGAGGTTATATCCAAATACCTGCAAAAAGTCTACAGTGAGGACAATTCCGCTGTGGATGATACTTTTGTCGAGACTATATGCGGTGACATCAAAGATGCTGCTAATCGTGACAAACACGTTAGTAACCAAGATTTCGAAATGGTGTGCATGAGGGCAAAGAAGGCGTCATATGCACAAATAGCAGTTGCTTTCAACATCCCTAAAAGCACTTGTCATTACAGGATTCACCGGTCCAGGGCATTGATTCTAAAACACAAGCATTTGGGGTTTTGGGAAGACATCATGGACATGCAGCGATGTGTTCAGTCGAATTGGTATTCGATGTTCAGGGAAATGATTGAGTGGGCTGAGGCCGGGTTTCCAACATTCAAGAAAGAGCCAAACTACAAAGAGCCAAACTACAAAGAGCCTAAAAGAAAACGAGCTCAGCAAAAAAATAAATAAAGTATTTTTCTAAAAAAGTTGGACGTTTGCCTCTGCCGACGTTCTGTTATTATAGGATACATGTCATATCCTCCTTCACCTCTATGGCTCTGGGTAACAACTGGAGCCACTTTTTATTATGGCGAAATATTATGTGCGAACACATGTTCGATTATGCGCCAGGCGAAAAATAATTAAACTATTTTCAGAATTACCTTAAAAAGTGTTTACATCCGTAGCTACATGTGGTAATATATATATGTAAGTTGATTTGATTGTAAGACGTCACCCGCAAGGGACGCAAATCGGGAGACTAACATGGCACAGTGGAATATAACTCATACATGCGGACACGATGAAACCCACCAACTTTACGGCCCCGGCAAAGACAGAGAGCAAAGAGCCAAATGGTTAGAAACCATACTTTGTAGCGATTGTTACAGAAACGACAAGCAAGCACAGAGAGAGCAATCACAGCAGATCGCAGCAGAGAATAATGCAGAATCCGGACTCCCCGCATTAGAGGGAAGCGAGAAGCAAATCAAATGGGCCGAAACCATCAGAGCTTCCGTCAAATCCGAAATGGACAAATGCGTTGCTGAATTAGTAGCCACCGAACCAAGAAACGACTCCGAAACTCAAACTAAAGCATGGGCGTTAGAAGATGCAAAAATCATACTCAAGCAAAAAAGAGCCGCTTATTGGATCGACAACAGATTTCTCCATGCACAGGATTTACTCAAGCGCAGGCATGACAAACGAGTTGCAGACCAGGCATTAGGGTTAAGCAAATAATATACAGCCTTCGGGCTGTAACCTGGATAGCCGGTCTCAATCCCGGCGGTAGACAGGGAGAGCAGCCGTAAGACGACACCCTATAGGGTCGCAGGTAAGGGTAAAATGATGAACGAAAAAGTATTACAAGATATCGCGCAAGGGCTGGAAGCATTACGCAAAGCGAAAGTTGAGCCTATGGGCTTGCAAATTGATGACCGTTGGCAGTGGTATAAATACAAAGCACTACCAGGTCACCCGCATCCCGGCAATGCTAGGAACGGGTATTCCCACCCCACAGATATTGCAACTTTCAAGGCTGCAAAGGGAGACCATAAATGTGTCACTCTCGACACATCAGCTAATGACGATCAGCTCTGGGATACTATCACGCTCCCGATAATAAAAGCCTGCGGGCTCAATATTAAGGAGTGGGCAATGACAGTATCGAGATACTCCACAGGGGAGGTTACATCTGTTGATCTAACACGCGGCGGAGTCGAGCCGTTTGCCGAATATCCGGACGCGGAACTGCCAGTGGAGTCAATAGGTTCAGACTCAGAGCACAAAAGAATGGGCATCGTCCGTCGTGCTGAAGAACAATCAACCGATGCTTATATGCAACAATATGCTGAATGTCGGACACAAACAATCCGGCTCAGGGTAACTGATGAAGAAAAAGAAGTGATATCAAAGGCCGCAAGCGATGCGGGACAAACACTTAGCCAATACGTCAGGAATCGAGTGCTCTAAGCCGATCTTCAATCCTCCTTCACCTCACCCCTTGGCGTAGACAACCAGGGGGTATTTTATTATGGCGAATTATTATGTGCAACCCAGAAACAAAAGCGGCTTGCATGGCAGCTCTCCTTGCAGGGCAGTCTATATCCAAAGTAGCTGAACAATACAAAATACCACGTGGAACTGTAGGCCGTTGGTCTGCTGAAATGAACAATCCCGCGAATGGGAATGAAACATTACGAAACACAAAAAGGGAACACTTTGGGCAGCTTTTAGACCAATTAGCAACGGAATCCATAGAAACCGCTATAGAAATGCAGAAACATTTTCGTGATAAAAAGTGGCTTAATAAACAACCCGCCTCCGAACTTGGTGTCCTTTACGGGATCAGTATCGACAAAATGGTACGACTTTTCGAGGCGAGATCAAACACGGAACCCGAGCCTGAAGAACAGTAAAATCGACTGGCGGCCATTCCCCGGCAAACCGCAGGAAGTAGCCTATAATTCCGAAGCAGATGAAATATTCTATGGCGGAGCTGCTGGCGGAGGGAAGACAGACTTAGGGCTCGGTAAATCAGCAACCAAACACAGACGGGTCTTAGCACTTCGCAGGGAGTTTCCGCAGTTAACCGGAATCATCGAGCGTTCTCAGGAACTATATTCTGATGTTGCAACCTACAACGATTCCAAACATATTTGGAAGTTTGCAGACGGTAGAAGTATTCGCTTTGCATCCTGCCAGTATGAAACCGATAAGAAGAAATACCAGGGGCAACCACACGATTTAGTGTGGTTTGATGAAGCTTCTGAGTTCCTTGAGTCTCAAGTCATATTTATCATGACATGGGCGAGATCGGAAAACCCGAAACAGAAAGTGCAGGTACTTCTCACTGGGAACCCACCCTTATCTGCGGCCGGTTATTGGGTTTTGAAGCGATATGCGCCCTGGCTGGACCCTAATCATCCGAATCCTGCCAAGCCTGGAGAATTGCGCTGGTATGTGAGATTGCACGGGGTAGACACTCCTGTGGACGGTCCGGAGCCAATCCCGGATTCCAAGGGCATTCTACAGAAGCCGAAAAGCCGAACATTCATATTTGCTAAGGTCCAGGACAATCCAATCTACATGGCCAATGGCTATGAAGCTACGTTGCAGAGCTTGTCCGAACCTTTGCGAAGTATGATGCTGGAGGGTAACTTCCAGGCCGGACAAGAAGACGATCCGCTGCAGGTCATCCCGACAGCGTGGATAAAATTAGCTCAACAACGGTGGGTAGAACAAGAACATGCAGAGAAGTGTGCATTATCAGCTCTCGGCGTGGACATTGCCAGAGGTGGCAAAGATAACACTATAATCCAGCCTAGACACGGGAGTTTTTTTACACGTCCAAAAGTGCATCCAGGATCTTCTACACCAAGCGGGAATATAGCCGCTGCACTAATAATCAAAGCGATGATATCGGGAATCGCAGTCAATATCGATATGATTGGTTGGGGATCGGCTGCATACGAGCATTTACTTAACAATCCATCATTGCCGCCAAGTTGCACTGTAAACGGCATTAACAATGCAGAAGCAAGCAAGGCAACTGATAAGACTGGTCAACTGAAGTTTGCCAATAAGCGGGCTGAACTCTATTGGGCATTCAGGGAAGCTTTAGATCCGGATTCAGGGCAAGACGTAGCGTTGCCTCCAGATAACGAGATAGTTGCTGACTTATCGGCTCCGCATTGGAGTTTACGAACTAACGGAATATTGATTGAGAGTAAAGATGATATCAAGAAGCGCTTAGGCAGATCAACAGACTATGGCGATGCCATAGTCAATGCCTGGGCGTATTCCGGTACTGGATTCTCAATTGCTACCGGCTCCAAGAAGCGCGAATACAACGATTATTGATTATTGATAATTGATTTCCACCAAACAAGGTAAACCATGAAAATATACACCGAACTGCTGAAAACCATAAAACGGACTGTGACTAATCTCGCAAAAGGTATTATAGGCGAGCAGGGCGTCGTGTCCGGTTGGTCTTGGAACTCAGCAAAACCGATAGTTGATGACGATGTCATCAGCCGTAAGGGTTCGTCTGAATACAAACTGATGATTAAGGATCCGTCTGTCGGTCCGGCTGTCTCAACCAAGATTTATGGTGTTTTGGCAAAGGGATATCAGATCACACCTTGTGCAGGGGAAGACGATGCGAACTATGAGCAAGCCAAACAGCAAGCCGATTTCGTGGAAATGATCTTTACCAAAATGCCGGGAACTCTCACGGATCGGCTCAAAGAAATACTGCGGGATTGCATCCAGTGGGGCGGCTCCATAGGTGAGAAGTTGTGGGAATGGGATAAGGAATTATCATTCATCCTGCTAACCAACATCAAAATTAAGGACCCGCTGCTGTACGATACTGAGCAGGACGATTACGGCAATGTAACCAAATTACTGCTGACTGTCAAAGGCGGGAAAGTAGAAGTAGACCAGGCGAAGTTCATCAGAGTGGTCTACAACGCAGTCCACGGCGAAGCATGGGGCGAGTCCGATTTACGCGGTGCGTATTTGTATTGGGTTATCAAGTCGAAATTAATCCGATGGTGGGCTGCTTATTTAGAGAAATTCGCCATGCCTACCGCAAAAGGAAGTTTCGCTCCGGGTACTCCGAAAACGGCTCAAGATGATTTGTTGAAAGTCTTATCGTCCATCCAGCAAGAAACCGCTATTGTCATTCCGGACAACGTCCAGGTTGAATTGATGGAGGCTGCGGGGAAGACTTCTTCGGAGTTTGGGCAGGCATTGGACTACTTCGATAAGCAGATCACTAAGTCGATATTAGGCCAAACATTGGCAACCGAGCAGAACTCTAAAACCGGCTCTTTGGCACAGGCCAAAGTCCACCAAGATACTTTGATTTCCTATATCACCGATTTAAAATTGATGATTGAATCAGTTATGGATGAGCAGGTCATCCGTGACATAGTCGATTATAATTTCGTTGATCGCTTCTATCCGAATTTCATTCTGCCATTAGATGAAAAAGACATCCAGTTGCTTGCAGCTATCATCTACCAACTCACAACCTGCGGGCAAGTCAACATCGGTGAATCTTGGATACGTGAGTTCTTAGGGCTTCCTGAAATGGAAGATGGTTCGGAAGTGCAGACTACTATAGTTAACCCGCAGGACACTAAACCGCCCGCAAGAACGCCGAAAAACAAAACGCAACCTACACCTAGGGAGAGTGAATAATATGGGATTACTATCGTTTTTCAAAAGTGGGGTATGGACTGAGGTTTCAGACACTGAAGGTCTGCCGGTTAAATTCTCTCATGGGCTGAATCGAGATGACGATGCTGTGAAGTGCTATCCTGCTGAATGCAATATGACGGTTATAGATTTAAGCGGGAATGATTCAACAGTTGTCTCTGCTGTGCCAGCATTATTACTCGGAATATACATCGATGTAACTATAGGCACAACGGCAGTTACTATTGACGATGACACCACGGTCAAGATCACATTGCCGGTTGCAATAGCTGTCGGGAGTAATCTAGACTTCCACGCCGCATTATTCGCAACAAATCTCACAGTCAATCCGGCTGATGATTCCACAGGCACAATTACGGTATTTTGGATGGTGGCATAATGGCCAGGGTAGCATCAACAAACCGCCAATTGGTAAAACACAATCACGTAAAGGAAACACCCGCACGTGTGGTAAAGTTTGCTGCTCACGGGCTTACTTCTGCAGAATATGGCTTAACTGCCGTTGGAACTCCCAGTGTGGATACTTCGATATTCAGGATTGAAGATTCCACGCTAAAGATGACAATATCAGATAACACATTTGCACAATGGAAAGGCTTTTTTGAAGATACTTTAGACTTCAATAGTCCGAACGGGATAGCACTATCATTCTACATTCCGAACACCCTGAGAGGAACCGGGGCAAGCGCTGCTCCATATATGGTGTTCAGCTTCTCCAACACGGCAACCAGCAAGGCTTCCCCTGCTGCAAGATCAAACCATTCGATGTATTTTTATGAGGTCCGGAATGGGTGGAATTATGTGAGGCTTAGGCCGGATGATTCCAGTTCTGATGCTGCTTTAAATAGTCCCTTTGTCGGGAATATCGGTTGGTCTGCAGTAACAACCGGAGCTTCAATGGCAACCGCTGTTAATTGGCTGTCCATCGATATGTATAATTTCAATGGCAGAGATATCTATTTTGAGGGTATATACCGAGGCGGTTCCAATCGTTCCAAATTCTGTTGGCAGTTCGACAATTGGGGTGCAGTCGTCCAAGAAACAGTCGATGTTTTGTTCCCTGCGAACGATTGGAAATGGGTTATTGATGTTCCTGACAATTATGTTGTAGCAGATGCTGATTTACTTGCCAGGATTGATGCAAGCCTGCCATTAGGGGCTGAATTAGTGCTGAATGATACAACGGATCGGAGCTTGACAGCATTATCACGTGAGCAAGTTCGCGATATGGTTGCAGCCAACAAAATTGTATTTGATTCGCGAGGTTGGGCGTATGACCCTCGATTCTACATCTACAACAACAATGTTTACAATGACGCCGTAGTGGCAGGATTACAAGACGCCGGTATTAAGTATGCCAGGGCTGGAGAAAATGAACTCTGGATAAATAATATCGAACAAGGTATTCCTAATCCGCTTCGATATGGCTCTAAGTCGATGGATAATACCACATATGCCACGCTTAAAATATGGCTAGACCGTGCTATCCAATATCAATGTGACATCCATTGGTACCAGCACAATCTAGTTGTTGGAGGAGTTGTTGGAGGCGGAGGGCAGACCGGAGTAGCCATTACATCCATAACGTCTGCAAGCACAATAGCGACAGTTACAACCACTGTACCTCACGGAATTAACACCACAGGTCGGGTTACTATAGCCGGTTGCACTGGAGATCACGCAGCTAAGTTCAATATATCAACAAATGTCACAGTAACCGGACTGGACACGTTTACTTATGTGATTGCCGATGCTTCTGATACTTCCGCAGAAGGAACGCCAACTTACTCTAATATTGCTTGTTCTACAGCATTGAGCCAGTATTCCGAAGATTTCCTGGCATTTGCTGCTTACGTGAAGGCTTGCGAGAATCTTGGACTACTTGAGGTTATCGGACTCACCGAGTGGTGGGATTCTTTATAATTGCTTGGTTAAGTAAAATTTGCGTGGCTAGGGTCTCAGCCTAACAAGCGGTTTCCCTGCCGCTGCCACGATTGAGGATAGATAAATGCTAATTAATCAAGTTTGTGATGGATACGATGTGTTAGATGCTTATGAGTGCGTCTTGCACTTCGCTGAATACCCATCCCAACAACTTATAGATGACACTGTGACATCTCTTGTGGCAGGACAAGCACAGCAGGAAGCAGACACACAACAGGCAGAAGCCGAGAAACAGGCTGAACAAGAAATCTTAGCTGTTGTTAAAGATATTATTGTTGCTGAAAAATTGCGAGATGATTTAATTATTGAAGTGCAAGTATTGACGGATACCAAACAGCAATACAAAGACAAATTAGAAGCTATTGGTGTGATTGTTGACCATGTTGACACTAAAGTGGTGGTTAAATAATGGCTGTTATTACTGCAACTGGATCAGGAAATTGGAGTTCCACGACCGCAGGAGCACCATGGAATGGAGGGACTAAGCCTTCAGCCGGGGATTCTGTTGTCATAAATACCGGCGTTGTTTTGACTGTTGATGAATCCACACCTGACGCAATAACTTCTATCTCAGGAGCAGGAACACTGGCTTTGGGAACTGCATCCGGTGCGAGAACTATCTACTGTTCCGGTAACATCTCTTGTTTGGTCACAGGCGGTTCTTCTGGCACGCCTATGCCTCTTGGTTCTGACACTACTTTTCAGTTGGGTGCAGCGGGTAAGTTTACGACATCTACTGCGGGTGGTATCGCTATTTATGGCGGCTTAATTGATACAGTAGACACAGGCATGAGCAACGACTGGACTGCTGAGATTAAGACAACCACAGGAGCTACAGACAGCACTATTGATGTTATCGGCGATGTCCGCAACTGGAATACACTGGCAACCAGGGCAAGGCAGACTGTTTGGATAACAAAAAAGATACAAACAGACACATCTACTATTGCAAATGCTAGACGGCTCATACATGCCACAACTGACATAACTTATAATTCTGGCACGAATACATCAACCATCACACTGGCATCTGCACTCACAGAGGTTAAAGAGGCTGGTGGACATGTAACACTTGAGACTCGTAATGTAAGATGCACATATACTGGCACGCAAAATCTGTTTGATACTCTTACAAACATGGTTACTCAGGCAGTTGAGTTTATAAATACAAACGCAACTAGCCAAGGACGTATTATCAGCGGTGGCACAGGCCATAATGCCACATCAGCAACGTTCACAGGGAATTCATATGGCATCGCCTTTGGCACAGACCATAATGCCACATCAGCAACGTTCACAAGGAATACAAATGGCATCCACTCTGGCACAGGCCATAATGCCACATCAGCAACGTTCACAGGGAATTCAAATGGCATCTACTATGGCACAGGCCATAATGCCACATCAGCAACGTTCACAGGGAATTCAAATGGCATCAGCGGTGGCACAGGCCATAATGCCACATCAGCAACGTTCACAGGGAATACAAATGGCATCTACTCTGGCACAGGCCATAATGCCACATCAGCAACGTTCACAGGGAATTTATATGGCATCAGCGGTGGCACAGGCCATAATGCCACATCAGCAACGTTCACAGGGAATACAAATGGCATCTACTCTGGCACAGGCTATAAATTATATAATTGCACATTCGGCAGTCCATCTATAAACACAACAGCGGACATTCAAGATACGAACGAAATAGTTATGAGTAATTGCACATTAGCATCAACAGTGCAAAATAAGTGGACAAAAACTACAGGTTATTTGTCTTATCTCACAAGTAGATGGAAAACCGACTCTTTGAATCACAATAACACTGCAAATGCTCGTAAATGTTTTACTCTTGGCGGGTTCGTATCGACATTAGCAGCCGACAGCGTGAGTATTCCCGCAGGGTCGGCAAACAGTGTTGACCATCAGATGTTTTGCAACGATGTGCTTTATCTCTGTTTCATGGAAGATAGATACACACTGCTTGCAGGAGTAGCCTATACATTCCATTGCGAAGTCAGGCGAACAGTAGCAAGCATGACGCTTAATCCTGTTTTTGAGCTTGCTAATGTATTCAGTGATACGCTTGATATGGGTGGCACTGCTCTTGATTCTGCAACAATGACAGCCGGAGCAGATACATGGGAAGTATTAGAATTAACCTATACACCTACGAATAATGAAGATGTATGGTTGAGACTCAAAGCACAACATGGTAGCGGTAATGTGTATTTCAAGATGTGGATGGAAGCACCTGTATTTCCCGCAGCCGCAGACGTTATCGAGGGGGCGGCTGGGGATGTTACCGGAACTTACCACGAAGCGGCAGTTGGCGAAGTGCAATCAGGCGTTATGTTTGGACCCTCCAGCACGCTTGAGGGCACTTACGCAGGCGGCGGCGGAGTTATCGTAATAGACGATTAGGAGTTATTATGGCATACGATCAGATAATCAAAAAGGCGGCTAATAACTCCTACATCGCAGAAGTTATGCTGAGGGATTCCGCCACGGGGCAGGCTAAAACCGGTATAGCTTACGGCAGTGTTGCCTATGCCTATTGGCGTGAGGGAGCATCGACTGGAGCAAATGGAACTGCCGTTACGATGACCAAAGGAACCTATGCAGATCACGGTTGGGTGGAAGTCGATGCAACCAACCAAAAGGGCGTATATCAGTTTGGAGTCCCAGATGCAGCATTGGCAACGGGGGCAAATGCGGTTACGATCAACTTTTACGTGACCGGGTGTATTGATGCTCGGATTCGTATATTACTTGTGGATATCGACATTAGGGATGCAGCCGATTTAGGGCTGACTAACCTTGATGCAGCTATATCCACAGTAGCAACCCAGACCAGCGTAAATACCATTGACGGAATTGTTGATGATATTCTCACAGACACCGGCACGACAATCCCAGGCACGATTACCACGATGCAGGGGAATGTTACGGACATATTAACCGACACTGGCACAACATTGGACGCTCTAATCAAAGACATTCCAACAGTCGCAGAATTCGAGGCCAGAACCCGTGTTGCAGCAGAATACGCACTGACAACCACTCTGATGAACCTCCACGCTGATTATGCAGCAGCCAAGACAGCGGCCACACAAGCTAGTGTGAACGATATACCGACTGTTGCAGAGTTTGAAGCAAGAACGATAGTTTCAGCCAATTATGCGCTTGAGGCTACCCTCACAACCATAGATGGGCTGATTGATTCCATCCTTGCAGATACCAACGAATTGCAGACTGATTGGGTTAACTCGGGTAGATTGGATGCTCTTATTGATGCTATCAAGGCCAAAACCGATTTAATACCAGCATCACCCGCAGCCGTTGGTAGTGCGATGACGGTTAGTGACAAAACAGGATTTAGTCTATCTTCTGCAGGTATTCAGGCAGTTTGGGAATACTCCACACGGACAGTATCATCATTCGGCACATTAATTGCAGATACGTGGGGTGCACTAACATCAGCACTTACCGGAGCCGGTAGCATAGGTAAACTCTTAGTCGATAATGTGGACGGCAAAATATCTGAGATAAGTGGTGGAACCGGGCTCACAGCACAGGAAACCCGCGATGCCATGAAACTGGCACCATCAGCAGGGGCGGCGGCGGCTGATTCGATTGATGATAAGATTGACAATATTTCGGTCACAATGTCCGAACAGGATAAGACAGACATTGCGAGTGATACTGCCAATAGTGTTATCGCAGGTTTAGCAGGTCAAACCATCGTTGTCAGATCCCCTTTAATTTCAGCAGGCACAATTCAGATCGTCAAAGGCGATACTTACAATCCGGATAGAACTAATCGCAGAATACGATTTGAGGTCACAAATGCTTCAGACCTTACAGGGGCAACCGTCACTTTTGAGTGGACTGGTACAGGAACCGCAACTTGTGAAGTTACTGATGCCGGGCAAGCCACACAAATAATTGACGTTCCTTTGTCTGCAGCAAATACATTGGCAATGCAAAATGGAACATTCAAGATTTATGCAACATGGGAAACACCCGTGGATGTTGAAACTATCATTTTTGGGATGATAGCCATAACCGGAACTGTGTTGTAATTATTATGCCAATCCAAACAATGGCAAAAAAGAAAATCAGGATGACAACAGCGGAACGAATAGAGATATTCCGGCCTAATTTGATGCTTTCCAGACTCGATAACCAGGAAAATAATTTTGTCCAGTCTGCTATGTTCTGGGTTCGACAACAGACTGAGAATCTGGCAATTCAGATTATGCAGGGTGCGAAGCCGGATAAATTAACATTGAATCCGCTTGCGGTTAGAAACATGGCCGATGCATTAGCTGCATCAATGATTGATACTTATGCGCTTGGTGAGATTTCTTACCAGAATGAATATGTCCAGGCTGAACAGATTCATCAAGCCAAGCTAAACGGAACTTACCAGAAGAACATCGTGCCATTTGCGAGTGCAAGCGCGAGTGCGAGTCCGTTTACGCCGGAAGTCGGGTTGGATTGGTATAAGGATTATACTTTAAGACTCATTGGTGTTCACAGCGTGGATGCTCTTGAAAATACCAAGAATACCGTAATCAAGGGCATAGATGAAGGCCTTAACCAAGAGCAAACTATCAGTTTAATCAGGAATCAGTTCCCGACTTTTAGCCAACATCGATTAGAGAATATAGCTAGAACAGAGACAGCCAAGATTTACGAACAAGCACGATACCAACAAATGGTTGACGATGAAGAAGTTGTCGGTTATGAGTTCTTTGCAATAATGGATAGCCGAACTTCTGACATTTGCAGGAGTCGGGATGGTAAGAAGATATTGAAAGGGCAGGAGCAAGGTTGGTTGCCTCCCTTGCATTTTGGCTGCCGATCCGTTTTGGCCCCCGTATTCGCCTGGGAGGATGTCCGGTGGGATATGGCCGGAACGGCGGTTGATGCTTTGCCAGGATTCGGATCCACACAAATGACTATTCCAGAATCAGCACGAAATAAAATATACATTGCCGGGATACCGGAATTAAGGAGCGTAATATGAGCGCAGAATCAGCAATTAAATTACAGTTTGACCGGATAGCCAAAGGCCGGCAATCTCAACAAGCAGCATTTGCCACAGGCGATACATTTTGGACTAAAGTGGATGCAGCTGCTGATATGACTTACGAAAACCGCATTAAAGGCTCGGACATAACAGCACTGGACGTGGCTTTGACTGCAGGTGCGTTTTGGTCTGCACCGAGTCTTGCACGGTGGGCAAGTCTTCATAACTCCTACTTTCAGGCGGATTTAGCGTTGGCGGCTCCGTTCATTGAGAGCTATTTAGCCTCTAAGGGTTGGCGAGTGCCCTATGAATTCGCGCAATCCTGGTACGAGGCTACTGGATACCGGATCAACAAGCAGTATGTATTTGGTAAAGGAACGAAAGTTGCAGATGAAGCTAACCCGACTTCAGCAGGCATGCACTGCTTCCAGACATGGGTTTACACTGGGGCTTCTGGAGTGTTTGCGGTCGTAGATGGGGCGTTAGTCAACTGTATGAGTCCTGCACTGGTAACATCCACAACTGCAACGCCTGGAGGGTCTGCACACGCTTTGACTCTCACGCTGTCGGACGGCTCGACAACCAAGACAGTAGCTTTCACACCGGATGCTACCCAGTATGGTCATCAGATAGTAGGCCAACAGGCGATAGGGGCTGCCGGGGCTGCACTGGGGCAGAAAGACATCCCAATGGCGGCTACTGCACAGTTTGCAGCGTCTAACTATGTTTTGCTGGTTAAGTCAGACTTTTCAGTCCAGGAATTGGTGTATGTTGCGAGTATCACCACAAACACCAAATTGGTTGCTACCGACAATCTGATTAATTCGTTCGTGGAGAATGATCTTGTCTTCCCACTTTGCGTGAATGCTGTTAGGCAGGCGGGAACTCTTGCAAACGACAAGGCTATAGCCATTTGGGCATGGCCGGATCGGATTATAGCTTTATAACTTGGAGGTAAATAATGTCTGAAATAATCGAAAGAACTGCAAAGCTGTTTGAGGTTGGCAGTTACCCCGACAAAGGAATAGAGATCACAGAAGCCAACTTAGATTCTTTGGTTTCTGGCTTCGCCTCTATTCCCGTCAAAGTTGAGCACTCCGAAACGCCCTTTGACGGGGCTTTGGGGAATTGCACTAAAGTATGGCGGGATGGAACCGACCTTAAAGGCACGATTGGCTTCTCACCCGAAGCGTGGGGGCTTATCGATAAAGCCGGGGCACGGAAACTAAGCATCGGTATCAAGAAGGACTTATCAGCACTTACAGAAGTAAGCCTGGTAAAGAACCCGCGTATTGCCGGTGCTGCTGTTTTTGATGATCGGATAGAGTTGTCCACGGGGGGGCTTGTGGAAGTTATCACGTTCGCGAGTTGGGGCGGTCTGACATCTGATGATATCGAGACGCAAGCCAAAGCCTTGATACCTGTCAATGCCAAAGATTACTGTTACATCAAAGTCACAGGTGAGAATTATGTGATTGCACGTATTTCTAACTACGACCTTGATGTTGAGAAATACATCAAATATCCATTTACCATTGCCAACAAGCTTGTAACTCTTGGTGATGGAGTGGAAGTCAAAGAACAAACCAAGTGGATTCCGGTTGGCACATCGATGTCAACTGTTAATTCAAATACAGCCGAACCTTCAGGAGGTATAAACATGGCTGACAACAAGAACGGCGCTCCAACTGAGGGGGCGGTAATTTTCACTGATGAGCAGAAAGCAGAAATCCAGAAGCTTGTTTCCGGTGTTGTAAGTGAGACCGAAGCAAAGTTTTCCGGGGATATTTCTACGCTCAAGACGGAAAACGAGAAGTTGCGAAAAGCCAACCTGGCAAAAGACGTGCAGTTCAAACTGGATGAACTTAAGCGGGCTGGTAAGCTGACTCCTGCAATGGAACCAATGGCACGTGAGTTGCTTATGGCGGGCGATTCCACTGTCACTTTCAATGGTGAGCAGACGAACTATTCTGCACTTGTCGAGAAGATGATTTCCGCGCTTCCTACAAGTGTGAACTTCAATGAGCAGGGTGAAACTACTGGCACGGCAGTGGAATTCTCTCAGGCTGTTATCGATCAGGCTGCAAAGCTCGGAGTGACACCCGAGAAACTTGCGCAGTTTGCGGAGGGTAAATAATTATGGCATTCGCAGCAAGCACGGTTGCACGTGATACCAAGCGGCGTGACGGCAAACTGATTCCGTTCAAAATTGATGCTGTCAAGATTGTTAAAGGCTCTTTTGTCAGCATGGATGCTTCAGCGGGTTATGTTACAAGTAGCATCCCTCTCGCGTCCAGGCCATTCCTGGGCATAGCTTACGAGACGGTGGATAACTCTGCAGGGTCCGCCGGTGACAAGACCATCAGGGTAGAGACTGAGGGTGACTTCGAGGTAACATTGGCGGGTTCTTGTGACCAGACCTGTGTTGGCAAAGAGGTATATTGGGATTCCGGTTCATCTGGAAATAGTCAGCTTGTCGTTCTTGCCGATCCGGGAACCGGTCCGAAAGTTGGACGGATGACTGAGTTTATAAGCGCGACAAAAGCCAGAATCAGAATCACTGGGTATGCGATGGTCCAGGACAACCAGGCAAGTTAACATTAAAGTTAACACAATCACAAGTAATACATAGTTTCTAAGCCTAC